GATATGGTAAAATACATAAGTCATCTAATATTATAAATGCTTTTCATAATGGTAGATTACAAAATGTAGAAGATAGATTTCTTTCACAATATTTTACACCACCACCACAATGTATGCCAGATGAATACAAGCACGAAGATTATATAACTGCATACAAACAATATTATATTGGTGAGAAAAAAAGATTCGCAAAGTATACTGGAGTTGACACACCAGATTTTATGTGTTAATGTAACATCATTATGAAAATAAAAGATATAGAAAAAAAGATAGGTACACTATCTAATCCTAGTAAAATGCCCTCGTATGCGTGGGGTATATCTGCAAAGCATTGTAATGTTGGAAGTAAGTTAGCAAAGATAAAAGGTACTATATGCAATAAATGTTATGCACTCAAAGGTCATTACTCTTTTAAAAATGTATTTAATGCACACGAGATAAGGCGTAAGGCAATAGAACTACCAGAGTGGGTAGATTATATGGCAGAACTACTTACCCAAAAGTACAAAAAGCTAGATAAATCAAGGCTTTTTCATCGTTGGTTTGACTCTGGAGATATACAATCTTACTCACATTTGATGAAGATATTTGAGGTATGTGAACTTACACCACATATAAATTATTGGTTAGCTACAAGAGAGTATTCAATAATAGATAAGATAGATGAGAAAGATGTACCAAAGAATTTATGTTTGCGTGTATCAGCAGTTAAAGTAGATAGTCAACCCCCTAGTTTTTGGAAGTGGACATCTGGTGTACACAAAGATAAAAAAGCAATAGGCAGAGAATGTCCTGCATACAAACAAGATGGTGAGTGTGGTAGTTGTCGTGCCTGTTGGAGTCGTTCAGTTAAACAAGTAAGCTATAAGGAGCATTAATGAGTAGTAGAGTATCAAAGAAAAAAATAAAAAAGTTTTTAACTTTAAGGTTTAGAAAAGAGCCGATGCTAATGTATGATGATACATTAGATGTAGCAATAACAGTTATACAAGATTTTGTAAACTGTGACCCATTAGATGTTGGTAAATTACAATCCAATACATATAACACAATATATAATATAGAAAAGGAAATAAATGATAACATATAAATTTATAACACAAGATAAGTCACAAGATATAGAAGCTATGAGTTTAAAAAAAGCTATGATATCTTTTAATACAAAAGCAGGTGACGCAAAAGAAGTAGTTGTAGAATGGAAAAGTAGAAAAAAGAATATTAGTTTTTATAAATATAAACTACCATACAAAACAAGAAAAGAAAGAAAAGGTAAACTATGAAGATAATACTTATTATATTTTTTTTGTGCCTTGCTTCTTGCACTACAACAAAAAATGATATAAATCCTTGGACTACGATAGTAAGACAAGTAATAACAAATGGATTAAGCAGATGAAAGATGAATTAATGGTACAACAACAAGTAAAAACAATATGGCAACATATGGTTGGTGTAATCTGTTTGAACCAAACTTATAGAAAGCAAGTAAAAGAAGTATTGCCTAAGTTGTTCAAAAGATATCCAACACCCGTGGCATTTATAAGAGGACGACAACAAACACAGGAAAAAATGTTAAAGCCTTTGGGTATGTGGAAAGTGAGAGCAAAAAGATTAAGAAACATGAGTATTGATTTTTTAACTTGGGATCATAAGGAAGCATCTGATTTGCATGGTATCGGTAAATATGGTAGTGATAGTTACGAGATATTTTATAAAAATAGAATACCAAAAAATGTACAGGACAAAGAACTAAAAAGATATATAAAAGGTATTCAAATATTAACCAATGATATTTAGACACCCAAGTTACTACGCAAAAATAAAAAAGCAAAATCGCTTGACAAACAAAGAAAAGTATGATAGGGAAATAGACAATGAAAAAATACAAAGTAAGAATAACAGGACTAGGAATAGAAGCAACAGCGATAATACCATTCGAAATAGAACCAACAATAGAAC